GTGGAATCGGTGTGCAAAAAAACGCCACCCTTCTTCTTCTTAATCATATCCATCTCCTCGGGTAGTCGATCTTGACGGCTGAAGTTGCATCGTTTACAAGCAGCCACAAGGTTCTCGGGATCATCGGTTCCGCCTCTTGCCACTGGAATAACATGATCGCAGGTGTTCGCTTCTGCTCCGCACCAATAGCATTCATAGCCATCGCGTTGAAGTATCCGAAGTCGTAACTTCTTCCATGCTGTGCTGTTGCTCTTACGCTGTGAATGCATCGTCATCAGTAATGGTTCCGCTTCTGATGGAATGCCCATGCTTGGCATGGAGTTTCGTAACGATGTTTGATGTAACGAAGCGTCCAGTCGATCTGAGTGAAGCCATCGAGTGTCCGGTATTTCTTGTTACGCATCTGACCTAAGCCGTAATGTGAGCCATTTACAGCGTTAATTCGCCATCTAGACTCTTTCGTGATTATCTTATTGAAACACTGAAATTCTTTGTAATCGATAATCCTTGAGTGTGCATATAGTTTTAGCTGGTCGATCGATGTAGTTGCATTGGCTTCTGTAATTGCCGTTATTGAAAACGTGCCTATTAATAGACATAGAACTGGCACTAGATGCATTCGCTCTAGCGAGCGTTCCGCCTCAGCGGCTCGCTTCAAGCGATGACATCGTACTGACCGAGTCAAGTACATAGCAATTATGTGGATAAGTTGAGCGTGCTTCTGGCGTGTTGTCCACAGGTTATCCACAGGCTTTCTCGCAATCCTTCGAATGGTTCTTGATCGATACCTGCAAGATAGTAACTGCAACCAGTGGTCGTGCGCTATCGATTACGAACGTTTTACCGCAATCGCAGACGTGCTTTATTTCTGTTCTCACTTTGAACCGCCCCACCCTGAGCCTTTGAAGATCGCTGGAGTTGGTGTCCAGTTTCGCTTCATCGGGATCGTGCAAGTCGGGCAATAAGGTTCCCGAGCAAGAGTGTCAGTGATTGGTCGTTCCACTTCAATAACTTCACTGCACACTTCGCATCGATATTCATAAGTCGCCATCGATCAACCTTTCGTCAATTAATCCGATCGTCTCCTTTGAGCAGATCGTGCATTGGAGATGTTTAATGTACGCGGGCAAGTTATCGATCGAGATCCGAATGAGATGGATCGTCAATCGGTGGCACACTTTGCAGTTATAGTGCAGCGACGCCATGACTGCTCCTAAGTAGATTTTCTATCGGGTGTAAGTTGTACTGATCGACCCACCACGTAGGCTGAGTCCGGTGCTTCCATCGCGGGTTCTTAGCGATTGCAACTGGGATCCAGCCCTTGACGTAGTAATGCGGCGACTTTCCTGTAACCAATACAGCGATGTCAGTATTGCGATCAGACTCGTAGATGATAAGTGATCCCATGTCGTACTTCGTCCACTTAACTTCGATGCGACTGCCTACATCTGCCGTCTCTTTGAAGCGTGAATTGCGCGGATCGAAATCCTTGATTTGGAAGTATTTTGCCACTGCAAATTCAGCGCCGATTGACTCTGCAACTTGGCAGACATATTCATGGAAATTTAACTTCTGGTCATAACGAGAAACGTCGTCTGCTTTTGCTTTGATCCTGTCGATGCGTTCGAGTGCTGTACGTGCGCAGTCCCACTCTTCTTCGGCTGTCAATCGCATTTTCATTTGCAAGCCTCGCAGTACCAGAGTTCATTCGATCCCATAACTTTGTCGAACTTTCCGCCCTGGAGTTCTTTGAACATCTGGCATCTATCGCACCATTCGATCTTCGGTGGAATGACTTGATCTTTGATGACAGTGCCATCGATCTCGATGATTGTTCTCTCACCGGTTTCTAGTTTGATAATTTCCATTTCGCCCATGGCTACACCTGCGGCTTCCATTGACCATCGGCGGCTAAGACGTACCAGAGCGGTGTGCATTGAGTAGCCTTCGCCTTTTCGACGCATGAGTAATTCGCCCATGCTTTTCCATTCTTGGCTGATACGCCTTCGCGCCAGACACGATGCCCATGAATGCACTTCGGCGCTTCTTGAATTAGTTCGCCGCCGAGCTGAGACTTGATTTCATCGAGCGATGATGCGGCTGTGGCAAATCCATCTTCGCTGATCGATGTCGCCCACAGATCCACTTCTGGCTTCTCTGCAAATACTTTTGGCATTTGCTCGACTGCTTCCATGTTCTGCTTCGTTGGACGAGTCTCGCTTCCGAGTACCAATCCTGCGCATCTTCCAATCGCGGACGTCGTCGTATCTTCGACAAACCATCGTTTCATTTGGACGTTGTAAGACTCAACTCTTCCGAATGCGTAGTCGATGCCTGCTGCTTGCTCGTCTTCGTAATGACGATATATCCGACACTCGACCAAGATGTAGCCCTTGTCCGCGCTGAACTCGATGACGGCTGTGTGGATTTTGTTATTTGGGAATGTCTCATGGAGACGGCGAATGCGAGCGGCTACGTCCTCGTAGTTATCTAGGAAACTCATCGGGACTTCTCGATCTGCTTGCCGATGCTGATGCCGATAATCCGACCCTTCAAGTAGCCGTCCTTCTTGCCTCGATTATAGCCAAGCGAGTAGAAGACCGTACATGATCCCAGTACGTACAGGATCGCCATTCCGATTTGTTGTTCTAGTTCCATTTATTGCTCCCGACGGAAGCAGATCGTTCGCCTGCTCCCTGACGTACAGAATGACGACTTAGACTGACAAGGTCAAGAATTAAGCGTGTCTTTCGGCGTGTCGGGTCTTGATTTGTCCTTAAGTCCGTTCGACGCAAGTACGCCACCGAGCGATCCAGTTAAGAAGATCGCCAGTGTTTTAAGTAGATCGATGAATGCCGCATCGTTAGGCGCTTGAGCCGCGACTGGTTGAGTTACGAATATGAGTGCGTACGTGATGCCCAGAGTTACGATCAAGAAGACGATCGAGAGAGTCATGCCGATAAATAAAATTAACCGAGCCTTGATTTCCTCTGGCGATAAGCGCTTCTGGTATCTAGGGCGATTTTGGCTGTGGCTTAATAATGTCTCCAAGTAGGTCTTCTGTGCATGTCCCTGTCGCTTCGCACTGCGGTCGTTTACATTCATCAAGTTCCCAATTCTGAAATTCTTGGCATGGATAGCGGGTGTATCCCTGATAACCACACGCAGACAGTGCCAGAGATAGCCCTATCGCCAGCGCTGCCGCGTGTAGTTTTCGGATCACTTCCCAGATAACCCGAATGCTGAGTCTTTAGGATTTAGCCATCGCATGATGACTGGAACGACAGCGGCTACGCCTGCCATCGCAATCGACTTCGGATCTGAAATACCGGACATATAGACAGCAAGTGAAGCGGCGACGAATGAACGCGCCCATGAAGCGGCTAGTGCTTTTGCATCTTTCATTTCTTCTTCTCCTTCTTCTTTAGGATTGTGAGTTTCGGTGTTTCCACCTTGACCGAAGGAAATTCGCCCTTATATGGAACGTATTTCGGACGACCAAATCCGACAACTTCCTTGCCGATGGTGCGTTGCTTAACCATCACCATTCCGCCGTTGCGTTGATCTCCCGAGCCTGAAGTGTTGCCTTCGATGGTTGTGATTGTCTTTCCATCGATGCCTACGACTATGCCGATATGCGAAATACGATCGACTCCATCGTGCGGAAAGTCCATGAATGCCATGTCTCCGATTGCTGGTTGATCGAACCACCGCGAAATTTCCTTGAATTTATGCGCTCCGACAGCAGTGGAAACGAGTGAATGAACCTTGACTCCAGCATTCGCCAGAACCCAGTTGCAGAATGATCCGCACCATGGCAGACCATTCGCCTTCGTGAATTCACCGTACTTCGTCAGATTGTCGCCCATCTCGATCGTGCCGATTTCAGCTCGAGCGACATCGATGGCGTGTGCGGCTGTACCTATTGGATAGGTCATGGCTTAAGTTCTGCCTTAGCCGCTTCTAATTCCTCGTAGTGAGTTTTGGTCATAGAAGTGAACTCGCCATTACCTCGGTCAATAATTGCGTGTTCTACTACGCCGCCATTTTCTTCAACTTCGATAAACGATACTTTGTCCATAGTTATCTCCTTATAGTTCCGCGCTAAGTGCGACATAACCTGAAGCGCTGTTGTTGTTGCTTAAGTCATAAGGTCTAAATTGGGTCGCACCTGAAGCAACTGTCGCAGTAAGTGTTATTGGCTGTGTCTGGCATTGACCGTTTATTGTTAGCGCAGTAATTGCTATCGAGCCAAAGTTTTCTACTGAAATCGCTTGGGTGCTGTATTCAATAGCGGTAGGCACGACTCGCATAGTTACTGGATTTGGTATCTGTACTACTGCGGCGGTTGTTGAGTATGCGTAACCAATTCCATATTTAGAATAGGTGGCGCTTCCCGCGTAGCGTATGTAATACCTCTGGCAAGCAGCCAATTCGCCTTGTTTTGTGCCTGTTGCGGTCTGGAATGGTGTTGCGGTTGAACCCGCTTCGACTTGCACGCCCCAAATATCAACTGTGCGAGCGCCTGTATCTAAGAAGTAGAAATCCATATTTACAAAAGAACTTGTGCCAATAGTTTTTCCAGATATTGAAGGGAAGGTGAATGTAAATGAATATCTAGCCCAAGAAGTTGTTAATGCTGCGCTCTGTGCTGTGATATTTACTTGAGTTGAACCGCCTGAACCAAAGTTTTGAGCAGGTGAAGCATAAATAGTTTCTGCCGCGTCAGCCTTCGCCCATAGTGAGACGGTGACGGTTTGATTAGCCAACGTGCGAACATCTTCAATTCTTTGAGATAGTCCTGCGTAAGTACCGCCAGCATTCTTAGCCATGCGAGCAAAGAATTGCCCTTCATAACCTGTTACTGGTGCTGTGCCAGCGGTGAATGCTTGCTGTGATGCGGTAAAAGTTGAGTCTGCTGCTGCAACCCAACGGTCTGCAGTATAAGCGCCGCTAGTGCTAAAAGAAGTGCCGCGTTGCCAGACTCCGAAATCTCCGTTAATTATTTTGTTCTTACCCGCTGCATTTTGACCGCCGCCGAAATTGGCTTGGTCGAATGAGACTGTAACCGCGCCAGAAGTTCCGCCGCCAGTAATACCAGTTCCAGCAGTAACGCCAGTGATGTCTCCGACGTCATTAGTGATCCAAGTGAAGTCCATGTCTGTATTTGATGCCTTGGAAAGAATTTGACCGGACGTGCCGCCCTTTAGATCAGCGAGTGAAGTATCGACAGCCTGCCCAAATACTTCGAAGTCTGCTGGGAGATCCGTAACGAGATCAGTCGATGTCGGCATTTGCCAGCCGAAGTTACTTGTTGGATTTGTCATTCATTACTCCTTACGCGACCACGATCGCATTTTGCCACTCGAGAGTTCCCGAGATCGTATTCCACTGCTCTAACGCGCCCACTTCATTCCATTCCATAGCCTGAAGCGAATACGCTAACGGCGACAGCAA